GAGGCTTTGTATCGAAGTCAAATGAATCACTTACACTTTTCTCTGTTTTAGCCACAAGTGTTTCTTGTGTAGCAGATTGTGCACCCTCATCAGTTGTGTTTCCAGCTAACCAATTTTCTAAGATTTTCTTCAACTCATCATATGACAATTCTGAGTAGATAGTGGTGATTTCTTTTTCGTTACCAATCAACTCCTTAATCTTCTCATCGTTCTCATGCAACTTAGTAGTTGTAGGTTTAACTCTGATAGTAGTAGTTGGGTAAGATGCTCCACCTTCCGCTGCTGCGTAATCTACGACGATATCTCTACCACTAAAAGGGTCAGATAAATCACCGTAATCTGGGTCTGCGAAATAACCCAATAATTCTTGATAAACTGTCTTACCGAATCCCCAAAACTTAACACCTTCATTTTCCTGACCTCTTACGATTACGGGAACAAAAGTTCTCAATTTTGGCTCCATTTTCTTAGCTTCGCGGTAATCATCCTTTCCACCCATTCTCTTAAGTTTTTCTGCAAACTCTACGATAGGGTCAGGTCTTCCGAATGAAGCTGGTGATAAATAGGATTTGTTGTTGATGTTGTAGTGAAAATACAATTCAATAAAAGGAATATCCTTGTTGAATTTGTAAGGTACTAAACGGATTTGGTGTTTACCAACTGTTGGCTTCCATAGTGAGTCAGCCGTTTTCTGTGTCCCCTGAAGTTTGTTCAGACGGGCTCTGATTGCATCAATGTTTGTTGACATGCTTTATTTGTTTTATGGTTTAAAAATTAAGTTTAAGTTTATAGATATAAATACCTACAAGTAATAAACTTAGAACAAAGATACACTAATATATCGAATATTCCAAGCTTTTTTTAATATTTTTTTACTAAAATATTTCCTCTTCTAACTCTTTGAGATTCAATTCATTACACCCTTTAGTAGTCTTACATTTAGTGTAAGCATCGTGTAATTTCTTATGACGATTGATTCTCTGAAGAACATACCACCCGTCATCGTTTGTAGTGTATATCGATTCCCAAAGGGTTAAGTTTTCGGAATATGGATGTGGTTGATTCTGTGCCCAATTTTTGGCAGCAGTAAACCCTCGTGGGGTTGCAGGAAATTCTCCTTTAGGTGTAGGAGTAAAGAATGAGATGATTTTGTTTAAAAACTTTTTCATGAAACGGAAGGAGTTGAGATTCCCCTATAAATATATACAAATATACAAAAACAATTACTTTATCCAACCTATTTTTTTACCTTCTTTTTTTCTTCGTTTCCACTCTTCTTCTGAGCCGGGAAATCTCCATGCCCATACTATCCAAAATAACATAAATCCACCAATACCAATAAGTGCCGCAGGTTTATGTAATGTAAATAATAGAATAGTATAACTGATAATCATAGTAGTTACCATTATCCATTTTACCTTTGTTGGGTAAATACTTTTTTCTTCCCAACGAATTAAGTGTGGTGAGAATGTTGGGTGAGTGTGCAACCAATGATTTAACTTTGGTGAACTTTTAGCGAAAGCCCATGCCGCTAATATAACGAATGTAGTCATTGGTACACCTGGAACTATTGCTCCTATATATGCACAACCTACGAATACCAATCCTAATGCTCTCCATAACCATACTTTCATTTTGCTTCTTTTTTATTTTTAAAAAATTCTTTTACTTTTTCCTCTAAAAAATTAATTGAGTCGGAATCACCTGTCCAACCTTCATATTTGATATAATATTCAATTAGTTTAGGATTTTCTTCTAACCTCTGTTTTAGTTCACTTAATTTAGGTATGTATATGTTTATATAAGTCATTACTTAGCCCACTTTCCTCTACTAACTAATTGTGCAATGATTCCATATACAGATAAATCCTGATAAGTATCATCTATTGCTTCTCCCACATTATCTTGTTTACCCAATACCACTAATTGTTTTAATCTCTGAATCTTATCATTCATTCTGAACCACAATCCTGTTTGAGATAATTTTCTCTCCTCTTCGGTAACTAATGATGTTCCTACTGATATATTACCTGGTCCGTAATTTGATTGTTTTAAACAGAAGGTTTCATATCCTTCTATCATAATCTTTTTGTATTCCGCTGTCGTTTCCGGATACTCAGCTTCAATTTGAGCTACTATTTCTGGGTTCTTATAGTTGATTGTCATAACGTTTGGTTTATAAGTGTAAAGATAATAAGAAAATTTTATATTTCCAAATTATTTTTTACATTTTACTATCCAAGTTGAATAAGATACATTTATACCCGCTTTTCTCTTTCCGCTCGCATCACCTTTAATTTTGAGTTCTCCCGGATTTGGATTGAATTTAACACAGCACTTTTCATTTATACCATCCAAAACTTCCATTGAAATTCTAGTTCGTGCACCGGTACCACTTTCTACAAATCTAACATTACCAAAGTTATTTGATTTAACGTCTTCATTGAACATCATCTCAAATAACATCCCAGTCTTATTATATAATTTTAATCCTCTATCAAATTCAGCATCCATTTCCTCTTCCCCTAAACTATTTTGATATGATTTTTTAGCCTGTTGATATGCAGATTTTTCACCATCTGTTGCCTTCGTTTCTACATCGGAAACCATTCTTTCAGCCTGCTCAGGACTCTTACCCTGCCCAACTAAAATTTCTATCATATGGGCTCTTTGTGCTTTATAACCTTCCTCCGCTTTATCAATTGCTTCTTTTGAAGGTGGATACTCTCCATAAATAGCATGATAACTATCCATCATTGAATCCAATACTTCTTTTGTTTTTTCGTTATTAAATGTACTTCCATCAGTTTTTGAAGGGCCCGCACTTGCACCACCCTTACCCAATTTAATACTTTCAGCATCACTATCAATAAATGAAACACTATTTGCAGAGTATTCATTTGCATAAAATTCCGCTAATTCTTCTGGAGTTGCGTTTTCCGGTGGGGTTTTTTGTTGATTAAATGAAACTATATCAACAGTTGGGAAGTTTGATGATGAAGGTAAAAATGCCTGATTTCCTTTTCCGATTTCATTCATAAATACTAAAACTTCCGCTATATCAGGACCACCTGATGCTATATCTTTATCTCTTCTTATATTTTGTAATACATTTGTAAGTTTACCTAAATATTCTGCTGATGCTTTTTCTTTTTCCTCTGCACTCATAGAATCCCAATTCGGATTGTTTATGGGTGCGGATTTTTCTATCTCATCTATACTTTTAAATAAGTCTGCATATTTTTCTAAAATTTCTTCTTCAGATAATCCTGAATATTTTTTTATAGATTTTAATATACTTTTTCTAGTTTTATCTATTGTATTCTTAAGGGTCTTTTTTCTATTATCATTGGTATCAGTTGGACCATAATCCACCACTTCCATTTCACCATCTTTTGAAAGTTTATCAACCATTGTGTTTCCTCTTTCAATAGCAGCAATTACTTTCCTAGCTTCTTCGTTTGCCTCCTCTTCAGAAGAACCTTGTTTAATAAATTGTTCAACTAAATTTGTTTGTTCTACTAAAGTTTCCTTATCCGGCACTGGTCTTTTAGTATAAGTAACCCCATCTACTGTTACGCTATTTCCATTTTCGGAAACTTCAAACTTTACTTTTCTGCGTTTTTTATTCATTTTATTCGCAGTCCAATCTTTTTTATTTACATACGCACCAGTTTGGGTTCTAATAGGTAATCCATATTTATTTACCATACTATCATTCCACTCCTCTGCTTTAGTATCATAATCCTCAACCTTTTGAGGGTCTATATTCATTTGGATTTTTTCTCTTGAATTAGAATTAAAATCTCCTTCTGTTTTAGCTATATAAAGACCAATATCATTTCCTCCTCCAACTCTAACCGCTAACCACTTACTTGCAATCTCTAAATCATTAGGGTCTACATCTTCTCCTTTAAGGATTTTGGCAATAGCATCTTTTAATATTTTTTTAGTTGAATCATCCGCTTCAGAATTATCGATATGTTTATTAGCCTCTGCTATACGCTTTTTTATAACATCATCGCTTATTTTCAAATTAGTTCTTGCAGTTGCTACATCTGCATTTACATTAGAATCTAATTCATCGGCTTTTGCAGTCGCCTCCGGTTGGTCTTTTACATCAATTGGTGTTACTTTAACTGTATCACCATTTGGTAATTTTTTTGTTACACTCTTTTCAAATAATAAACTTAAAAACTTTTCATTTTCATTTTCAAATATTTCTCTAACTACACTTTCTGTTTTTACATATTGTGCAGGGCCATCAGGAGTATCTGAATAATAATTTCCACCTACTGGATGTATTACTCCACCTTCTTTTTTATTTGGTTCTTTTGGTGCAGGTACTTCTCCATCTTTAACATCCGCTTTTTTAGCTGCAATTCCCATATCTTCAGCAAACTTATTCGCCATCGGAATCGCATCTTTAATATCCATATCGATTACCGTTGATTTCATTTCAATCGGTGAATCTGGGTGTTTAGCATTGTAAGCTACAATTGCAGCCCATCTGTGGTGTCCATCGATTACATATCCATCTCTACTCACATATATTGGTGCAGTAATCTTTGGATTGGTAGGGTCTTTTTCCAATGCTCCCATCATACCAATTACTTTACCGCCTACTAAATC